TAGAATATGAATACTCAGGAAAATAATATACAAACATTAGCAGAGTTGCTAGATCAATATGATGCCGGCACTCTTGATATGACAGAAAGAGCTAGAAAATATTACATGTCTGAAAAAGAAAAATATTATAATAGAGTGAGTTGGATACATAACGATGAATTAAAAAACCAATCTCTTCTTAGAGGAATGGCTAGAAATGGGTCTAAAGATTTACTAAGACAGACAAAAGAAAAACTATGATAAGATTGTTTGATATACAAAATGGTAAAGTGATTCCAAGTGAACACTGTTACACCCTTAAGTTTCTTAAGGATATTGTAGAAGAATATCCTGATGAGAATATACAAATATTAAGTTATTTGTTTTACATGAGTTGTCCTAATCCAGATATGAATCCTTTCTTTGATATACCAGAAGAAGACAAGGAACATCTTATACTTAGAGAAGTAAATGCTGACTTTAGTCTTGATGATGATAAGATTTCTTATGCATTAACTATGTGTAAAAGACTATATGAAACTCCTACATACAGAGCCTACCATGGTATTAAAATATTTTTAGATAAAATGGGAAAGAGTATGGCTACAGAAGAACTTACATTTGGTAGAGATGGATCTAGTCCGGCTCTTCTTAGAATGGCCGAAAAGTATGATGCTGTTAGACAATCTTTTAAAGGAGTGTATAAAGATTTAATGGATGAACAACAGTCTTCTGTACGTGGGGGACAAAACTTAGCTTACGATCAATAAACCAAAATATATGACACAAGATTTATCTTATTTAACAGACTGGGTATTTCATTTCAATGCTCATACAGAACAATGGGCTGCTATTCCACGTGAAACATATAGTGAATACTGGAATGATTATAAAAATGCAGGTGTTCTTAGAAGTAAAAACTTAGACACTTTGTTAGAACTATTACATAAAGCAAAAGGTAGCACTGATGTAATAGAACATATTATAAATGGAGAAGGTGCAGAGTAACTACTATATAGAAATACCTACGTATGATAACGGAGTGTGGGATGTAACAACATTCTATACACGTGAAGAATATCGTGACTTTGTAAGGTCAGTGTTTAAAGATGCTGGTCCAGATGAAGGCTATAATCTCACTGTAAATATTTCTAAACAGTTTAATCATGAGGCTAGAAGGTTCCAAAAGCAAGGTTATTATTGTCAAGCTCCCTTAAAAAGCAAAGACTTTATGACTTATTGGGATGAACAAAAAGGTAAATGTAGGCATGGTGTAATTTATAAAGAGGGAGATAATACGTGGTATGTAACTAGAGATTATTACATGTGGCTTAACTTTCTTCCAATTTACGATAAAGAAGAAAAAAGATTTGACTTTGCCAAGGTGAGGGATGCCCAATACCACATGGCTTTGTACGAATGTCTTGGAGAACTATCTTATAAACATCTTCCAATATTAAAGAAACGTCAGATAGCTAGTTCTTATTTTCACATGGCCAAGCTTATAAATGCTTATTGGTTTGAAGAAGGATCTGTAAACAAAATAGGTGCCAGTTTAAAAGATTACAATTCAGAGAAAGGTTTTTGGAGAATGTTGAATGAATACCGTAACTTTCTTAATGAACATACAGCCTGGTACAGACCATCTGAGCCTGATAAGATATTTTCATGGCAGCAGAGAATTAAAGTGAGGGTGAATAATCGTGACACTTACAAGGGTAATAAAAGCATCATTACTGGTACATCATTTGAGAAAGACCCAACAAATGGTGTCGGTGGTCCTGTTACATACTTCTTTCATGAAGAGGCCGGTATTGCTCCTAAGATGATGGACACATATGAGTTCATGAGACCAGCTATGCAATCTGGTATGGTGACCACTGGTACATTTATAGCTGCCGGCTCAGTGGGTGATCTTGAACAGTGTCAGCCTTTGAAAGACATGATACTATACCCACACAGGTATGGTATGTTTGCTGTAAAGACTAACTTAATAGACAATAAAGGAACTATTGGAGAAACAGGATTGTTTATTCCGGAACAATGGAGTATGCCTCCATACATAGATGAGGCTGGTAACTCTTTAGTTAAAGAAGCTTTGGAAGCCATTAAAGAAGAACGTAAACAATGGTATAAAGATCTTCCTCCTGATCAGTATCAGCTTCGTATATCTCAAAAACCCACCACTATAGAAGAGGCTTTTGCTACTAGAAAAGAGTCAGTGTTTCCTCCTCATCTTGTTTCTAAACAGTTACAACGTATTCAAGATCAGCTTTATTCTGTTGAATATCTTGAATTATACAGAGATGCAGAAGGTAAAATAATGGATAAACCATCTAGAAAAACTCCTATAATGGAATTTCCATTGAGTAAAAAAGCTGAAGATAAAGAAGGAGTGATATGTATTTACGAAAGACCGTGTAAAAATCCAACATTTGGTATGTATTATGCTTCTGTAGATCCAGTGAGTGAAGGTAAAACAACTACATCAGATTCTCTTTGTTCTATATATGTATATAAAAATGCTGTAGAAGTAATTAAAAAAGATGGTGATAATATAAACCATGTCATAGAAAGAGATGGTATAGTTGCATCATGGTGTGGCCGGTTTGATGACATAAAGAAAACACATGAACGTCTAGAAATACTTATAGAATGGTACAATGCTTGGACACTAGTAGAGAATAACGTGTCTTTGTTTATTCATTATATGATGGAAAGAAAGAAACAAAGATATCTTATACCTAAGAGCATGATGTTATTTCTAAAAGATATAGGAGCTAATGCTAATGTATTCCAAGAATACGGATGGAAAAACGTAGGTACATTATTTAAAGGTACTATTTTAAGTTATGGTATAGAGTTTTTACAAGAAGAACTTGATCATGATATAGAACCTGATGGTACAATAACTAAAACTATATATGGTGTAGAAAGAATACCAGATCCTATGTTACTTAAAGAAATGCAGGCTTATTATGATGGACTTAACGTGGATAGACTTGTAGCATTCTGTGCTTTGGTAGCATTTGCTAAAGTACAACAAGCTAATAGAGGAATGTCTAAACGTGTAGAGGACACAAACAAAAACTTGGATGTCTCAAGAAAATTTAGTAAATTAAATTATAGTCCCTTTAGGCATATTGGGACTGGTAAGTCTACATCATCTATGATGAAACCTTCTCGTAATGCTTTTAAAAATATAAGATGACAACAACTATTTCAGATTTAAATGCCGGAACATTTGTATTTACTAATACAACAGGACCAAAAGACATCACTTATATCAACTATGAATACATCACATTCTAACTAATTAATCATGCAAATATATAATGCCTTACAATTAAAAGCTGGAGCCAAGGTGGAGTACAATAAAATGGGTACTCTTATACAGCCGTTTCAGTTTGTTTCTGAAAAAGAAAAAGACGATCAATGGAGAGCATGGAATCTTGACTGGTTAGAGTTTCAAGGAATGAAACAACTCAGACGTAATGCTAGACGTTTAATGAAAAATTATAAACTAGCTAAAGGTATTATAGATAAACAGGATTATATAGCAGAAGAAGATAATGAGATGGCCGATCTTATTGACACTCTTACTAAAGAAGATGTATCAGCATTTGAGCTTAAGTTTTATCCAATTATTCCTAATGTAATCAACGTACTTACTAATGAGTTTTCTAAAAGAAGCTCAAGAATAATGTTTAGAGCAGTGGATGATACATCTTATAATGAGATGTTAGAAGAAAAAAGAAAGATGATAGAAGAAACACTTCTTGGTGCTGCTGAAAAGAAAATGATGTTAGCTTTAAGTGAACAAGGTGTAGATCCAAATAGTGAAGAAGGACAACAAGCTATGAATCCTGAACAACTCAGATCTCTTCCAGAAATAGAACAATTTTTTAAAAAAGATTATCGTTCTATGATTGAAGAATGGGGGGATCATCAGATGAAAGTGGATGAAGAAAGATTTAGAATGCAAGAACTAGAAGAGATGGCTTTTAGAGATATGCTTATTACAGATAGAGAGTTCTGGCATTTTAATATGATGGAAGATGATTATGAAGTAGAACTATGGAATCCTTTACTTACATTCTACCATAAAAGTCCGGATGTACGTTATATATCTCAGGGTAACTGGGTAGGTAAAATGGATATGATGTCTATATCAGATGTTATAGATAAGTTTGGATGGATGATGAATCAAGAACAATTAGAAGCTTTAGAAGCAATATATCCAGCACGTTCAGCTGGTTATGCTATACAAGGATATCAAAATGATGGAAGTTATTATGACCCAACTAGATCCCATGAATGGAATACTCAAATGCCTTCTTTGGCTTATAGACAATTTACTTCTTTATATGATGCCGGAAGTCAGTTTGGAGACATTGTACAATGGATTTTATCAGACTCAGAAGATCTGCAAGATTTTGGTAAAAGTTATATGCTTAGAGTTTCAACTATCTATTGGAAGAGCCAAAGAAAGGTGGGCCACCTTACAAGAATATCAGAAGACGGTGAAGTATCCCAAGATATTATTTCAGAAGATTACAAAGTAACAGAAAAACCTCAGTATGACACTTCATTAGTAAAACAAAAAAGTAAAGATAACTTAGTTGTTGGAGAACATATAGATTGGATATGGATTAATGATGTATGGGGTGGTATCAAGATTGGTCCTAACAGACCTGCATTCTGGGGAATGAATAACCCAGGAGGTATCAATCCTATATATTTAGGACTTAATGGAGGTAGACCAGGTCGTGTGCCTTTTCAATTTAAAGGTGATTCTTCTTTATATGGTTGTAAACTTCCCGTAGAAGGAGCTGTATTTGGTGATAGAAACACACGTTCTGTAGCATTAGTAGACTTAATGAAACCATTTCA